GCACGCAAGGCACAGACATTTTTGAGCTGGCGCAAGTTCCCGATGGTGACCGGCATTGACGAAAAGGGCGGGCTGCTTCGTAGTGACGGACAGAAAGAACTGCAAGCCTTGTATGACCAACTCCCCCCGGCGGCAAAATCCTATGCCGGAAGCGTGGGAGGACTGGCAGAACTGGCTGAAATGGCAGACCTTACATACCGCCGTGCTGAGTTTTTGAAGCAGGCGCAGGCCGATATCACCACTGCCCCCCGTGAAGCGGCAAGGCTGCGGGCGAGCGAGCCGACAAGGAAGGAGCTCGGAAAAGAAAATCAGGAGGTGCAGACCGATGGTAAAACTTGAGCCCTGCAAAGACTGCCCCGACCGACACCCGATCTGTCACGACAGTTGCCCACGGTACGCCGAGTACAAGCGTCAGCTGAAAGCGCAGCGCATCTACACCAACGGGAACCACGAGGCGGAGCGGATCAGCCGCAACGATTTCGACAAAGAAGGATGGATGGGAGGAAAACACCCGCCCAGAAAAAGGAGAAAAGCATGAAAACCGTACAGGAGATTATGGCTGAAAACGGCTCATTGGCAAACATTGAGCGTTTTCAGACGATGCAGAAGTGGGAATACAAGCGCAAGGTAGAGCACGCGCAGGAAATGGCCGAGGCATTTTACTACTGGGCAAAAGAGCACGAAAAGGGCGTGCACCTATCCGTGGGCGGTCTGGATTCCATCACGCTGCATTACTTCTTGGAGAGCATCGGGTTGCCCGTCGCCTGCGTGTCCTGCTCCTCGCTGGAGGGCAAGGGTGTGCAGCAGGTGCACAAGCAGATGGCAGCAGAGATGGAAACCGAATACAAAAACTGGATGGGCGATGGCGAAGCCCCGTCCTTCGTGTTTCTGAAGCCGCTGAAAAGCAAGGTGCAGGTCTTGCAGGAATTTGGCTGGCCTGTCATCAGCAAGGAAAAGGCAGGCAAGATCATGCTGCTACAAAACCCGACAGAGCAAAACGCAACCGTGCGGCATGCGATCATCACCGGGGAAACTGGCGAATATGGCGGCTGGCAGAAGAACAGCCGCATGAAGCTGCCGCAGAAGTGGCTCGACCTGTTTGGCGGTGCAGACGCGGAGGGCGCGGGACCACAACAGCGTCCCCTACATGGGTCTTATGGCCAGCGAGGGCGGGCGGCGCGAGAAAAGCCTGAAAATGCACGGATGCAACTACTTCGGCAAGACCACCACTCGCAGCGCGCCTTTTGCCATCTTTGATCGACAGGACATTTTGCAGCTTGCGCTTGATTTGAACGTTCCTATTCCAGCCGAATATGGCGAAATTGCGAAGGACAGGGACGGAAAGTTGTACACCACAAAGGCACAGCGCACCGGCTGCACTATGTGCGGCTTTGGCATCCACGTCGAAGGAAGACCGCATCGGTTTGATATTTTGCGGGAAACCAACCCCAAAGAATGGGAGTTCTGGATGAAGCACGTCTGCCGCGATGAAAACGGCGAGTGGTACGGCTGGGGCCGAGTTCTGGACTACATCGGCATCGGATGGGAAGATGTGCCGGAACAGGCTGTGCAGATGCACATTGACGATTTGATCGGAGGAAAACTATGAAAGCTGTGCTTTTGAGCATTCAGCCCAACTGGTGCAAGCTGATTTGGAGCGGGATGAAAACCGTTGAAGTACGCAAGACCCGCCCGAAGCTGGAAACGCCGTTCAAGGTGTACATCTACTGCACCGGCGCAGAGACATGGTGGCAGAGATTTCCAAAGACAGGGTTACAGAAGATGGAAGAGTGCATCATCGGTACATTTGTCTGTGACAAAATCGACAGGCTGGCCCATGTTGAAGCGATGGGAAGCAACGAACCGCCGAAGTTGCAAATTGTGACCCCGGACTTGTGGTATAAGCCTGCCGACGAGCTGCTTCAAGCGGCTTGCTTGACCGAAGCGCAGGCTGAAAAGTATCTCAAGGGCGGTGACGGATACGGATGGCACATTTCTGACCTGAAAATTTGGGACGAGCCTGCAAGGCTTAAAAATTTCTGGGGCATGAAGCCTTGCAAACATGGTGGCGACTGTTGCACTTGCCTACAATGGGACAACATGAAGGAGGAGTGCTGTGCATCCCGATACATTTCACGCCCTCCGCAAAGCTGGTGTTACATGGAGGACGGTGAATGAAGCTGACCCTCTACGGCGACCCCCGCACCAAGAAAAACTCTGCCCGCATCCTCAAAAGCCGCTCAGGCGGGCGCTTTGTGGCCCCTAGCAAGGCCTACGTGGATTATGAGACGGACTGCCTGCGGCAAATCAAAAGGCCGCACAGCCCCATCTCTGCCCGCGTGAACGTGAGGTGCGTATACTACATGAAAACCGCCCGCCGGGTCGATCTGGCAAACCTCATCGAGGCGACCACGGACATCCTGGTAAAAGCCCGGGTGCTGGAGGACGACAACAGCAAGATCGTTGCCGCCCACGATGGAAGCAGGGTGGATTATGACAAGAAAAACCCAAGAGCTGAAATTTTGATCGAAGAAATGGAGGATAAGACATGATCGGGGAAATTTGGATTCAAGCAAACATGACCGAAGATGGAACTGTTCATCTTCTGGTTGCGCCGGGTATCGCCGATAAAATCAAGAACGTTGTCGTTTACGAAATCGGTAGTCTAGCCGTAAAATGCACGTTTGAGGAGGAAAGCCAATGATCCGCACATGGACACCTGAAAGTGATGCACCAAAGCCGGACAGAACCGATTACTGCACCGTTAAGGCGTGGCTGAACCGCTACCGCGAAGCAGAGAAAAGATACTACTTGCTGTCTGACCGGCTGGCCGAAGCACAGGAGGCCACTCGGCACATTACCCAGAGCCTCAGCGCGGCCCCCGGCGGCAGCAAAGATGGCCAGAGCCTTGCCCGGGCGGTGGAACGTGAGGAGGAAGCGGAGCGCCGCGCTTATGAGCAAAGAGCGGTCTGCGACAGGCTGTTCCTCGAGATCAGAAACGCGCTCGCCCGGATCCAGAACGAAAAAGCATACACGGTGCTGTACAAGTACTATCTCGATTGCCTCACGTGGGACAGGGTCGCAAAAGATATGAATTACTCTTTGCGCATGGTCTATGTCTTGCGGCGCAAAGCAATGGAGGAGCTGAGCCTTTAAAAACATTGCACTGTCATTACATTGCGGTTTCACTATCGCATGGTGTAAAATTGTATCATCGGAAAAGCCAAAAGGCAAACCGATGCATGCAGCCTCCGAAACGTGTCCCTTCTTGGCATTTTCCTCCTTTTCTGCTTGCAGGCACTGGGCTTTGCTCTCTCTTCACGTTTCGCGGGCTGCTTCTATGCGATACACTGACACAAAGGCAGCCTGCCGCTCATGAGAGACAGGAGGCGGTTCGATTCCGCCGTATCGCACCGTATGGCGCATGGACTAGACAACCCGCAAGGCCGCACGTGCAACCTCCCGTGCCAAGAAAAGGCCTTAGAATCCTTGCCAAGGTGTAGCTTTCCTGACAGGATGTGCGCCAGCCAACAGCCCCGGCGGCGAACCGGAGCTGTTTTTATATGGCCGCCTGAGCGCAGTTTGGAGCGCGGCGCGTGTGTGTAGACACGGCTGGTTCGATTCCAAGGGCGGCTTTTTATATTCCCGTAGTTCAAGTGATGGAACAGCGGTCTCCAAAACCGCAGGCTGCAGGTTTGAGCCCTGCCGGGAATGCCAGCTGCGTGCCCTGTGAGGGGGCCGCGCAGCACGCGGGGCATCTGACCGCGTAAGTTTCAGATGCAGCAGCACCCACCGTTTGACGCCTGTCCAACGAACTGAATGCACGGGCGCTGCTTATATGCCGTCATAGCTCAACTGGTAGAGCGCCGCCCATTTAAGGCGGGACAACGTTGGTGACACCACGGGAACATCACTGCACAGCCAACCGCTGCGCACATCCATTCCGTGGGTGCTGGTTCGAATCCAGCTGGCGGCTAGCGTGATTTTAGAGTGTCCACAGTGGACACTTTTGGAGAGGAGGCATACAAATGTTTGAGCGCTTGAAAGAACTGATTTGCGACATGGCAAAGTTTTTGACGCGTCTCGGCGCTGGCCTTATCCTCTCGGCCTTACCGATCAGCAACAAAGAAAGCCACTTTGTGCGCTATGCGCGGCGTTTCGGTTTCCGTGCAGACCACACAAAACGTGAGCCTCGGGCAGAGATCGGAGGCCGTGGCTGTATCCAAGGAGCACGGCCTGCTATCCGTGCGGATTAACCGCTGCTGATACAATACGATTAAAAACCGGCTTTTTGCATGATGAGCTCCATGCAGCAAGCTGGTTTTTCTTATGCCGCTTTAGCTCAGTCGGCCAGAGCATCCGGCTCATAACCGGACGTGTGCAGGTTCGAGCCCTGCAAGCGGCACATTCGATATTTTGACCGTTCGGATTTCCGGGCGGTTTTTCTTTTGCATAAGTTTAGAGAGGTGGTGGCGGTGGGCGCACGGCGGCTGACAGATAAGCAAAAAAAGAAGATCGTTGCGGACTATGTGCAGCTCCAAAGCTACCGTGCAGCCGCAAAGCTGAATGACGTTTCGGACGCAACCGTTAAGAAAGTCGTAAAGGAAGACCCGGAGAGTGCGCGCTTATGTGCACAAAAAAAACGGGAAAACTCGAAGGACATGCTTTCTTACATGGAGAGCAAGCAAGGAGAAGCACAAGAGCTTCTCGGGCTGTACCTGAAAGCGATGGCCGACCCGGACAAGATCGCGGAAGCAACACTGCCGCAGCTGTCAACGGCGTTTGGCACCATCGTGGACAAGTTTGCCATGCTGGGAGACCAGAATAGCATAGAAGTCCCGGACGATGGGCTTGTGGAGGCACTGAGCGCCGCCGCTGACCTCAGCCCGCCGGATGACGTGGAGATGCTGCCAGAGGAAGAGGACGACAATGCGGAAAAGTAACGGTTTTCGCTGGAAAGCCCTCAGCCAGCGGCAAAAGCAGGTCTTGAGCTGGTGGACACCGCAGAGCGCATACAGCGGTTATAACGGCATCATTGCCGATGGTGCTATCCGCTCGGGAAAGACCTTTGCCATGAGCTTTTCTTTTGTCCAGTGGGCTATGACCTGCTACAGCGGCCAGCAGTTTGCCATGTGTGGCAAGACTATCGCCAGCTTCCGGCGCAACGTGCTGGGGACGCTCAAGCAGCAGCTTGCAGCCCGTGGCTACAACGTCAAGGAGCACCGGGCAGAAAACTGCATGACCGTCAGCAAGGGCGGAAAAGCCAACGAATTTTACTTTTTCGGCGGCAAGGACGAGAGCAGCCAAGACCTGATCCAGGGCATCACGCTGGCTGGGGCATTCTTTGACGAGGTGGCGCTGATGCCGCAGAGCTTTGTCAATCAGGCCACTGCCCGCTGCTCCGTCACCGGGTCAAAATTCTGGTTCAACTGCAACCCGGGCAGCCCACAGCATTGGTTTTATCTTGAGTGGGTGCGGAAATGCCGTTCCCGCAAGATGATGTACCTCCACTTTACGATGGACGACAACTTGTCGCTCTCCGAGGAAATCAAGGCCAGATACCGCAGCCAGTACAGCGGCGTTTTCTACCAGCGCTACATTCTGGGCCTGTGGACGGTGGCAGAGGGCCTTGTATATGACATGTTCGACCCGAAAAAACACGTCATTGACGTGCTGCCGGAGCTGTCTCCGAAAAGCGCCTATGTGGCGTGTGACTTTGGCACCCAGAACGCAACGGTCTTTTTGCTGCTCCAGAAGCAGGCAGATGCAGACTGCTGGATCGTCACCCGGGAGTATTACTACAGCGGGCGAGAGCAGAAGCGGCAAAAGACCGTGGGCGAGTACGTCACAGATCTCAAAGCGTGGCTGGACGGCCTGAAACCGGAGCGGGTCATCGTAGACCCCTCGGCCCTGCCCCTGATCACGGAGCTGCGCAAGAACGGCTTTACCCAGACCCCGGCAAACAACGACGTCCTGAGCGGAATTCTGGACGTACAGACCATGCTGCAGACCGGGCGGTTGAAGGTCTACAAGGGTTGCAAGCACACGCTGGAAGAGTTCGGCGTATACGCTTGGGACCCGGATAAAGACGACGCCGTGCTGAAGGTCAACGACCACTGCATGGACGCCATCCGATATTTTGTGCGCACGAAGCGCCTTGTGAAACTGAGGGATTGATTTTGAGCACTGTATACACATTCCAGACCTTTCAGCAGGCGCAGGCCGCCGGGGAACAGCCTGATTTTGTCCGGCGGTTCGTGCAGCAGCACTGCGCTTCTGGCCCTTACAGGATGGCGCTGGACGCTGACCTGTACGACGCTCAGAAAAACCCGGGCGCGGAACGTTTTTCGCAAGCCTACGCCTTTATGCTGAAGCGCCTTTCCAAGAACACGCGGCAGGATGTACCCCGGCCCGATATGGTCAAGAGCAATCTTTTCCGGCGGCTGAACAAGCAGCGTGCTACCTACTCCCTGGGCAACGGCGTCACCTTTGCGGATAAGGACGTGGACAAAGAAAAACTGGGGGCTGAATTTGACGAGCAGATCCAGAAGGCCGGATATTTTGCCCTGATCCACGGTGAGAGCTTTGGCTTCTGGAACAACGACCATCTGGTGGTGTTCAAGCTGACCGAATTTGCACCCCTGTACGATGAGACCACCGGCTCCATGCGGGCCGGGGTGCGGTTCTGGCGGCTGAATCCTGACACGGATATGCACTATGTCCTGTACGAAGAGGACGGTTACACCGAGTACACGGAAAGCAGGATCGGCAGCACTATGCAGGAGACGGCCCCGAAGCAGGCATACAAGAGCGTGACCGTCTCCACCCCCGGCGGCGGGCTGGAAAGCGTGGAGGGGGAAAACTACAGCACTCTGCCTGTGGTGCCGCTGTGGGGATCCGACCTGCATCAAAGCACCCTCGTAGGCCTGAAAGCCTACATCGACAACACCGATCTGGTGACGTCCGGCTTCTGCAGCGACTTGCAGGATTGCGCACAGATTTACTGGCTGTGCGAAAACTTCAACGGCATGACCGATGATGAACTGCAGGAGTTCCTTGCAAAGCTGAATTTGTACCACATTGCCGGTGCGGACACCAGCGAGGGCGGCAAGATCACCCCATACACCAGCGAGGTGCCGGTGACTGCCAGGCAGACCCTGCTGGAGCTGCTGCACACCCGGGTCTATGAGGATTTCGGCGGCCTGGACGTGCATTGCGTCAGCGCAAACAGCACCAACGACCATCTGGATGCGGCTTATGAGCCCCTGAACCAGAACGCAGACGACTTCGAGGCCCAGATCAAACCTTTTGTTCGTCAGATCTGTGCGCTGGCTGGCTTTGGCAGCGCAACGCCGACATTCAACCGGAGCCGAATCGTAAACACCGCAGAGCAGGTCAGCACAGTAATCTCCGAGGCGGCGATCATTGGGCAGGACATGGCCATCGACCTGCTGCCCAACCTGACCCCGGAGCAGAAAGAAAAGGCCCGGGCGGCGCTGATGGCTGAGAGTGCAACGAGAGAGACCACGGACGAGGAGGACGAAGATGAAACAGATGAAGCGTGATATTTGCGCCGCAGTTTTTGGCTTTTTCTTCGGCTGTGGAGTAAGCTCGTTTATCATTAACGTTGCAAAGCTTGTGATGCGCTTATGACTGACCGTGACCGCATCTCTATCCGCCAGCTGAACCGCCTGCGCCGACGCATTTTGCGGGTGTACGGCACTGCCCGCCGGGAGATGCAGGAGCAGCTGACCGAGTTTTTAGCCAAGTACAAAGCGCTGGACGAGCGCAAGCGGGCGCAGCTGGACGCAGGCGAGATTACAGAGGACGACTACCGCATCTGGCTGCAAAATCAGGTCTTTCAATCCGATTTGATGCGGGCCAAGCTGGACGGCATCACACAGACTTGCACCACGGCCCAGCAGACGGCCTACAAGCTGGCCCGGGACGAGCAATACAACATCTTTTCTTTTGGCGCAAACTGGGCTTTCTACGAGCTGGAACAGGCTGCAGGCGTGACGTTCGGACTGACCCTGTACAACACCGAAGCGGTCAAGCTGCTGCTGAAAGAGAACCCCCGCATGGTGCCCAACAAGCGCATCAAGAGCGAGAGTAACCGCACCTATGACGCCAGGGTGTTCAATCGCTACGTCATGCAGGGCATCGTGCAGGGCAAGAGCGTCCACGACATCGCCGTGCAGGCCGTAAACGGCATGACAGACACGGAGATCCACTGGGCCATGAACAACGCCATCACGGCGCTCACAGGCGCTCAGAACGCCGGGGCTTTGCAGCAGATGCGCAACGCCCAGGCTCTTGGCATCGAGGTCAAAAAGCGGTGGAACTCCACCCACGACTACCGCACCCGTGAAATGCACCGCCTGCTTGACCAGCAGACGGCAGAGCTTGACGAGCCGTTCAAGGTCATGGGTTACGAGATTCAGCGCCCCGGAGACCCCAACGCAGCGCCGGAGATGGTCTACCACTGCCGCTGCGTGCTGTCCTCTGCGCTGGGAAGGTACCCCCGGCAGAACGCCGCCCGGCGGGAAAATATCGTCACATACGAAGACACGGGTATGGTGGACGCCAAAGGCAAGCCCATAAAAGTGGCAGTAAAGAAAGCCGTGCCGGTTATGACCTATACCGAGTGGTATAAATCCAAGGGCGGCAAAGAGAAAGAACAAATGTGGTGGGCGGAAGAGAGAAAACGGAGAAAGGAGAACGGAAAATAATGGAAGCAAAAGAAGCAATGGAAAACTGGAACAGCGGAATTTCCGAGCTGTTTTCTATCATATGTAAAAAAGAAGAACCCACAGCGTTGGTTTGCGATGTGGAGCCGTTAATACGAAGATGGAAAGAAAAGGTAGAAAAAGCAAAAAGTACGGCTCTTAAAGATTATGACGTACTGGATTCTTACGAAACGGCGCTTGAAGAACTGGAAAAGTTTGCGGAAGAAAACAAGCTGTAAGCTCAAGAAAAAGTAAGGCTTGGAGGGATGAACTGTGATTCTGCCGATGGAAAACACCGAAAAAATGATTTTTCCGGGCGAAGGAAAGTTCCACATCCCTATCATCAAGCCGGAAACGGACATCCGCATTGACAAGCTGGAATGGATCCCTTTCAACTACGCTCTGTCTGCCAAAGATAGGGGGAGCAAAGGCGTCCATTTTTATTGCGACGATTACCAGTTTGAGCGCGTATGGCGCAATCCTGACAAGTATGTGCCGCTTTTGCAGCAGTTCGGGGCGGTGCTTTCCCCTGATTTTTCCATGTTCCGAGACCACCCGGAAGCGGTGCAGATTTGGAGCGCCTATAAACGGCACTGGTTGGCAGCGTACTGGCAAATGCACTGTATCAAGGTCATTCCCACCATCGAATGGGTGTGGCCGGAAAGCTACGAGTGGTGTTTTGACGGAGAGCCTCGAAACTCCATCATCTCCATTTCGTCCGTTGGGCTGATGAATGAGCATTTAGCTACAACCCTTTTTACGATGGGATGCAAGGAAGCTATGCGGCGCTTAAATCCCACGCAAGTTCTTTGGTATGGCAAACCATTACCGGGAATGGACTTTAACGCAACTGTAATTAAACCGCAATATGCGGAAGTAAGAGAGAGGTGTCACGATGAGCGGCGGTGGTAGATCATCCGGCAGAGCCGGGCGCAGTTCCACAAAAGCAAGCAATGGGACTGCCAACGAACACGAGTTTGAATCTTTTGTAAATGGCAAATGGGTCACCGATTACAGCAAAATTGCGGCAGCGGAGACGAAGAAGGCCGCCGTTGTTGTGGATAGTTCCAGATACAAGAAAACGCATAACGACGTTGTATCTTTCGTAAAAGAGCAAGTTGGCGTTGATCTCAACAAATATCGAAGTGGCGATGGTTCTTCTCCGTCTCATACCACATATTGGGACAAGAGCGGCCCGAAAGTTGCTTTTGACCTAAAGGGCATGACTTCGAGTGACCGTACAAAGTTGATGCAGCTGGCACAAAAGCCGTTTGGCGTAACGGTTGAACAGGGCGGCGCATGGATTGGCTTTGTTTCGAGGAAAAAGAAGAAAAAGTAAACCATGAAATTTGAATATAACATCAAATTCACCGACAGCGCCCCGCAGCTGCATGAAGCGCTGGATTCGTGGGCGGAGCGGGTGCTGACCCTCTGGGGGATGAAGGTGCAGGACTATGCCCAGCTGCTTGTACCTCCCGGCACGGAAGAAAGCACCGGCATAGAGGGCTACGTGGGCGGCGCGCTCAAGCAGAGCCTGACCTACGCCGTAGACCTTGCAAAAAAGACCGTGACCATCGGGTCGAACCTGTTTTACAGCGTATACGTTGAGCTGGGCACAGGCATCTTTGCCGAGAAGGGCAACGGACGAAAAACGCCGTGGGTCTGGAAGGACTTCAACGGCAAATGGCACTTTACCCGGGGCATGAAAGCCCGTCCGTTCCTCCGCCCGGCGGTGGAGGACCACATTGAAGAGCTGCGGCAGATCGCCGTGGAGGAAGGGAACAAGGAGGCGTAATTTATGAATTTGGAGAAAATGTTCAAAACACCAAAAGAAAAGTTCCTGCCCGATGATGTGAAAACTGCGCACTGCGAGGCAGAAGACCTTTTCCTTGAGCTTGCAACGCAGCTTGACGCACTTCCTGAAAGCCGAGAAAAAAGTCTGTGCATGACAAAATTACAGGAAGCGAAGTTTTGGGCGGTCGAATGTATCACCAAAGTTGCACGCAAAAACTAAATACTCAGCGGTTGGCGCACAGCGTCAGCCGCTTTTTTATGCCGCTTTAGCTCAGGCCGGCAGAGCACCGGATTTGTAATCCGGGGGCCGTGGGTTCAAGCCCCACAGGCGGCACCACACCGGCAGCACGTCCGGCAAATAAACCTTATTGCCAAGCATGGCAGCCCGAGCAAGGGCAGAAAGGACTATCACATGGCACTTGAGAGAAAAGACCTCCGCGCGATTCTGGAGGATGAGACCGTGGACGTCAGCGGCAAGATGAAGAAGATTCTGGACATGCTGCACACCGAAACGGACGCTCTTCAGAACAAGCTGGATGACGCCAAGGCCGCGACCGCCAAGGCCGAGAAGGAGCGGGACGCCGCCGCCAACGGCAAGACCATTGCGGAAAAGGCGCTGACCGATTACAAGGCCCAGCAGACCCAGAGAGACGCCCACGCAGCAAAGGAAGCCAAGTTCCGGGAGTTGCTGAAGTCCGCCGGGGTGCTGGACAAGTATGCTGATCGGGTCGTGCGGCTGTCTGGCGAGGATATCGACAAGCTGGAGCTGGACGATAAGGGCAACGTCAAGGACGCCAAGAAGCACGCCGACAGCCTGAAAGCTGATTGGAGCGACTTCGTAGGCACTACGACCACCACCGGCGCGAAGGTGGACAACCCGCCCACCAACACCGGCTCCAAAATGACCAAAGACCAAATTTTTGCAATCAAGGACGCTGGCGAACGCCAGGCCGCGATTGCTGCAAATGCCGACCTGTTTACAGGCGGCGGAAAGGAATAACATATGGCAGCAAAAGAAGGTATCACCATGACCACCGATATCACCGTAGCCGCGCGTGAAATCGACTTTGTGACCCGTTTCCAGCGCAACTGGGACCATCTGCGCACCATTCTGGGCATCATGCGCCCCATCCGGATGCAGCCTGGCACCGTGCTCAAGAGCAAGTATGCACAGGGCACCCTGCAGAGCGGCACCGTGGGCGAGGGCGAAGAGATCCCGTTCAGCAAGTACACCGTCAAGGAGAAGGAGTACGGCAAGATCACCATCGACAAGTACGGCAAGTCTGTCACCCTTGAGGCAATCCAGAATTACGGCTACGATGTCGCCGTGCAGAAGACCGATGATGAGTTCCTGTACGACCTGACCGCTCTGGTAACGGATAAGTTCTACAAGTTCCTGAACACCGGCACCCTGAAGGGCACTCCCAAGACCTTCCAGATGGCGCTGGCACATGCCAAGGGCGCGGTCGAGAACAAGTTCAAGACCATGCATCGCACCGTGACCGGCGTTGTTGGCTTTGTCAACGTGATGGACGTGTACGACTATCTGGGCAATGCCAATATCACCGTGCAGAACCAGTTCGGCTTCCAGTACATCAAGGACTTCATGGGCTACAACACCATCTTCCTGCTGTCCGACAGTGAGATCGCGAAGGGAAAGGTTATTGCCACCCCGGTAGACAACATCGTCATGTACTATGTGGATCCTGCGGATAGCGAGTTTGCCCGCGCAGGTCTGGTCTACCGGACCGCAGGCGAGGCAAGCAACCTCATCGGCTTCCACACTCAGGCAAACTACAGCACCGCAACCTCCGAGAGCTACGCCATTATGGGCGTGACCCTGTTTGCTGAGTATCTGGACGGTATCGCTGTCGAGACCATTACCCCGGGTGAATCGGTCTAACCTGCAAGGGGGTGAATTTGCATGACCGTCCCTGAGCTGTGCGCCTACACGCACAATTTCTTTGACCGGGCAGACGACCCCATTGCAGGCGAGTTTGCCTTTGAGCCGGACACCGTGCCCGCCGGGGTGGTGCCGGGGCAGTATTTCCTTGTGTGCGGCTCCATCTTCAATGATGGCGTGCACATGGCCGGAGACGGAGACCTCACCGCCGAGACGTTCAACGGGACGGTGCAGCCCATGCGGGTGCCGCCTGATTTTGTGGAGCTGGCTGAAAAAATCGACGCATACGACAAGGCGCTCCCGACCGGCGGCGTGTATGTATCTCAGTCCTTTGCCGGGTGGTCCGGCACGATGGCTACAGGCACGAACGGCCTTCCCGCAGACGGCAAGACCCGCTATAAATCCGAGATCAATCAGTGGAGGAAGATGTGACATGGTCAATCCGTTCACTGCATCCACCGTGATGCAGAGCTTTACCCAAAAATACCGCTTTCAGACCCGCAGCTATGAGCCGGACGGCGTGGGCGGTTTTGTCTCCGGATGGACAGACGGCCCAGAGTTTGAGGCGGTCGAGCGCCACGACACCACCGTGGAAGCACAGGTGGCAGAGCAGGCTGACACGGCATCTACATACACGCTGCTTGTTGGCACCGGCGTGCCGCTGGCTTTCCCGGACTACATCAAGCGGGTAAGTGATGGGCAGACCTTCCAGATCACCAGCACGGCAGATGAGGGCAAAGCCCCGCCGGAATCCGGCATGGGACTGAGGGCCGTCAAGTGCAAAAAGGCGGTGCTGCCGTGATGGGCCCGTCTGAGAGCATCAACCGGGCACTGAACACGTTTTTCAACGGCTTTGGAATCCCGGGCTATCTGGAAGATAACATTCCTCCTGCCGCTTCACTGCCCTATCTGACCTACAAGCCCACCATCCCCGGCGGGTGGAACGAAACAGCGTCCTTCCACGCCCGGCTGTGGTACCCAAGCAAGGGCGGCAGGGCCCCCATCCTGCAAACCGAAGATACGATCAGCGCAGCCCTCGAGGACAGCATAACGCTTTCCTGCGAGGGCGGCGCTATTCTTTTGCAAAAAGGCACCCCGTGGGCACAGCCCCTCGACAACCCGCCTGAAGGGTATCTGTGCGAATATCTCAATTTTGAAATCACGCAATTTTGCGAGTAAGGAGCAATATGGCAAGAAAATTTTCCAAAATTTCGCAGGAAGCGTTCAAGTCCATGCAGTTCAATGCTGGAATCGTGGTCAACAAGTTTGACCCGTCCGGCACGACCGAGATCCAGGATGCGGACATCATCACCGCCACCACCGGCGGCATCACTGCGACCTGCAAGGCAAACTTCACGGATCTGGGCGGGGACGTGGACAACGCCCAGAAGAACACCGCAGAGCTGATGCAGATCGAGGACTACGACTGCACGCTGGCCTTTACGGCCCTGAATGCCACAACGGACGTTATCAAGCTGGCACTTGGTGCAGCCGATGTGGCAGAAAAGAAGGTCACGCCCCGCATGACGCTGGATCCCACTGAAAGCACCGGCGACTTTAAGGACATCTGGTGGGTCGGTGACACCATTGACGGTGGCTATGTGGCTGTACGTCTGATGAATGCACTCTCCACCGGCGGTTTGACCCTCAAGACCACCGACAAAGGCAAAGGCAACATTGCGGTCACCCTGACCGGCTGCCCCCGTCTGGGCAGCGACGTGGTGCCCATGGAGTGGTATTACAGCCCCAAGGCTGCAGCATAAGGAGGACAACGTATGAAAACCCTGAACCAGATGGACGAAACCGAATTTCTGCGCCGCTGCTGGCTGATCGCAGACGCCGTTTCTGACCTTTTGGAGAAATCCAAGGTGGCGGAGCTGCGTAAGGTGATGCCGGTCCTGACCGGGAAAGAGACCAAAGAGGAGCTGGAGCAAAAAAAAGAAGCCCAGGCCAAGAAGAACATCAAGGCCATGGCAAAGAGCCTGCTGTTCGACAACGCCGAGGGCACTGCAAAGCTGCTGCCGCTGCTGTATGAGCCGGACGTGGACGAAGACGGCAACCCCGAGACCATGACTCCGTTTAAGACCCTGCGCGTCATCACCGCCACCGTGGAGGATAAGGATGTTCTGGATTTTTTGTCCTCGTTGGTGAGGCTGGCGCAGACGGATATCGGCGCTTAACCTCCACCATCCGGCTGGATATGCTGCATCTGATTGGAAAGCCGTACATTGCGCAGCACTGCATTACAGCTCTGCGGCAGGAGCAGCTTGCACTCAGCTATCAGTCGTATGTGACGGACGCTCTGGCAAACCTTATAGGCGCGGAAGAGCGGTGGTACGACATGGTGGCCGGGCTTGTAGAAAACCGCCCACAGCCACCGCAACCGTCCGCTGATGAAGTGATAGCACGCATCAAAAATGGCATGAACGGGGGTGATGAAACCTGAAACTTTTTGAATTGAGCGCCACCCTCGGGCTGGACGACAGCGCCTACCGGCAGGGCGTGGAAGAGGCGAAGTCTCAGACTAAGGCCGCTGTCTCCACCATGATGAATGATTATAACCGGCTGTACAGTGAGGTTATTCACCTTACGGCAGCCTATCAGAAATCACGGAAAGAGACCGGGGAAACCTCCGAAAAAACTAAGGAATTTGCCCAGAAGCTGAAAGAAGCTCAAGCCCAACTCAATACCACGGCACAGGGACTGAAAACTGCGGAAGGGTACATGAACAGCTTTGGGGATGCCGCATCGGGGTCCAGCAAGTCTCTGGCCGGTGCCATTGCGCAGGGCACGGTCATGGCGGGCGTTTTCTCGAAGCTTTACTCCGCTGCACTCAGTGCCGCAGAGGGGTTTATCTCTTCCGGCATTGAGTATAACGCCCAGATCGAGAAATACACCACCGGCTTTACCAATATGCTGGGCAGCGCGGAAGCGGCTCAGCAGGTCATGAGCCAGATTCAGGAAGACGCGGCCCGCACCCCGTTCAACGTCGAAGCTCTGACGCAGGCAAATCAGCTGCTTATCAGCGCGGGCGAAAACGCCGGGTATTCCGAAAAGGTCATTCTGGCACTTGGCAACGCGGTCAATGCGGCAGGCGGCGGCAATGCGGAACTGTCCCGCATGGCGCAGAACCTGCAGCAGATCGCCAACGTTGGAAAGGCTGCAAGCATTGACATCAAGCAGTTTGCCTATGCAGGCATCAACATCTATCAGGTTTTGGCCGACTATACCGGTAAATCGGTGCAGGAAGTCCAGAACATGACCATCAGTTATGACCTGCTGTCTCAGGCTCTTATCGCAGCCAGCGAAGAGGGCGGGCGCTACTACGGTGCCATGGAGACACAGAGCCAGACCATGAATGGGCGCATGTCTACCCTGCAGGACAATGTAAAGCAGCTGGCGGGATTGCTAACCGGCAATTTATCCAGCGGCGTCGGCGTTGTAATCGGCAATCTGAACGACATGCTCGTCGCAGCACAGAAAGCCTACAAAACCGACGGCTGGATTGGTCTTGCGGGCGCAATTACCGGGTTGAGCGGCCCAATTTCGTCCGTCAAATCCTGGTTTGAGGGCTTTGCTTCCAGTGCCTCCACCTGGCTGGACAAGCTGAGCTATAAGCTCAATCGCTTTCTGGGAAAAGCCGCCACAGCAGACTTCGATACTTACGAAGAGTACGCGGATGCAAATAACCGGCAGAGCAACCGTAACAGGTTGCGGCAAAACGCGCTAAAAGGTATCGGAATCAGTAACAAGAGCTGGTCTGAGCGTCAGGCGGAACTTGCTGCAGCAGCCGGAAACGGCGGAAGCAGCATCACCACAACCCCAACCGGCACCGAAAAGAAAAAATCCACAGGTAAAAAATCCACCACCGAAACGGTCATTTCGTCCATCTCCAGCACTGCCACGACCACCGCACAGAATGCGCTGGGCACCGTGACCACCAGCATCCAGACCCTTACCGAAAAGGTCAAGGACAGCGCGGGCAAAATCAAAGACCGCATCACCGAGACCACCACCACGACCGGCAAGGAGATGGTGAACGGTGTTGCCACGACCTTTAAGCAGGTCGAGACCAAAGTCAACGGCACGGTCACAAAGGTCACAAAGACCTATGACGACATGTCAAAAACGCTGTTGGGCACCTTTACCAACGTCTCGGAAACCACCTTTGACGGCACCACCACAAAGGTGCAGCAGGCGGTGGAAAAGTACGCGGACGGCAGCGAGCATATCAAGAAGACCGTCACAGAGACCGGCCAGCGCATCGGCGAGAACGGCGCGGAGACCTACGAGAAGATCATCACCTACATCGACGGAATCGAAGATAAGGTGAACGAGACCTCTACTCTTATCGACAAGAGCGTAAAGGGCACCCAGAGCCGCATTGACCAGCAGCTGAGTGAGGCTTCCGGCCAGCTGGATAAGGGCATTTTCGGGCTGGTAAAAAGCGCCTTTAGTGAAGCCAAAAATGGCGACTGGGGCGGTCTCGCTCTAGATTTTGTCAATTTAATCTGGGGCGAGGTATCGCAGGATCAGCGTGACGTGATCTCTAAGTGGCTTGCGGATGCGCTGACCGCGGTCAATGAGGGCTACTTCAGCGGTGGCATCGGCAAGGCGCTGGGGTCTATCCAGAGCATTTTCACAAACGGCATTACTGCCGGAGTGGATGGCGCCACTACGTCTGTAAAGGCGTTCTCTGAGATCGTGCAGGGCCTTGCAAGCTCCGGCGGCGTGGGCGGAGCACTAGGCGGCATCGTCCAGAGCTTTTCCGGCATGGCAGGCGGCATCACTTCTGCACTGGGCGGCATCGTGTCCTTTGTGGCAGCGAACCCCGTCCTTGCCCTGATCCTGGGCGTTGGCGCTGCGGGCGCTGCAGCTGGCGGCATCGGGCTTGCGCTGTGGGCCAAAAACAAAAAGAGCAAAGACCCGGTCAATAATTACAAGAGCCCGTTTGACGATGTGGGCGTTTACGACAGCCTGAGCGAGTTTTCTACGCGGTCTGCGATGCAGTACCGCGTGATCGGACAGAGCAGCCACGCAGACAAGCAGACCAGCATTCTGGAGCGCATTGAGGAGCTTCTGGACGAGCATCTGCCTGCCATTGGCACCGGTCAGGCGGTCATGGATTCCGGCGAGCTGGTGGGCGTTATTTCGCCCAGGATGGCACAAAATGTTGACGCGCGCATCGGTGTGACCGTGACGCGGAAAGCGAGGGGTGTGTAATGAGCAAACTTTTGGGCGCGCAAATTGGCAACTTCCACACCCTGAAAGACTGGGGGCTGTATCTCAAGGTCGGAAGCCCAAAAATCGGCCCTGCTGAGGTGGATGACTACCTTGTGCAGGTGCCGGGGTCTGATACCCTGCTCAACCTGACCAGTTCTTTGGACGGCAGGCCACACTACAAAAAGCGCACCATTACCATGGAGCTCAAGTGCACTGCACCGAAAAAGCAGTGGGAGAACCTCTACAGCACTATCGCAAACGCCATCCACGGGAAATGGCTCCAGTGTAAATTCGACAATGACCCCAGTTTTTACTGGGAGGGCCTGTGGGAGGTGTCCGTCAGCAAGGACGCATTATACTGTGTGTTTACGATTACAGGCACTTGTGATCCATTCAAGCGCAGTGTATACGACGGCTCTGATGACTGGCTGTGGGATGACCTTGTATTTGATACGGCAATTATCCGCAGTTATACGGACATCCAGCTCAAAGCCAACGAGGACATCACCGTAACCGTCACCGGCGCACCAAGAGCGGCTGGCATCTACTTCAAGCGCAGCGAGGACGCTGCCGACATTGCGGTGTCTCTCAATGGCCTTGAGGTTGGCATCCTTGCAAAGTCTACAGAGTGGCAGTACATTGAGGGCTTGCATATGCCGGATGGCGTTGTAGGTACTCTCATCTTTGCGGCGTCTGCGGATTGCAGCATCAGTATCCGATATCTGGGGGGCAGCTTATGAGCTATAAAGTTTATGCGGGCGTCCAGACCGGCGTTGACGTGTGGAAGACAAAGACCTGCATTTACGACCCAACGGACTACACGGGCACAAAAAAGCTCATCAGTCCAACTTTGACACGGGAGGTGAGCAGGGCCGGCAGCTTGGAATTCACCCTGCCGCTTGGCAATGTGGCCCACTCAGCTTTGCAAAAAATGCGCACGACCGTGTCCGTAGAACAAGACGGTGTGCGCATCTGGGAGGGCAGGCCCATGAGCCATGAGCAGGATTTTATGCTGCGTCAAAAAGTCTTTTGCGAGGGAGAGCTGGCCTACCTCAACGACAGCTCTGTTGCGCCATATACAGCCAAAGACGTGACGATCAAGCAGTTTCTTGCGTTTCTGCTGGAAAACCATACCGGCATGGTGGACGCATACAAGGCGTTTACCTGCGGAAATGTTGGCTTTCCGAGCACCAGCGTGGTGGTGCCAGAGCTGCATAACTGCGTGATGAAACTGGAATACATGGCGGGTACTCCGGACAGTGACGGCGATTACAGGTATGAATATGGACTTTATACCTCGTCCGGCGTACAGCTTGTAAGCCAATATGAAGCCGGCTACTCGGATGATGACACGGCCCCGGATCCATCCGCGTACAGCTGGACGCTGAATGAAAAGCATGCGGATTCTTCCATAAACGGGTATATCTGGCGCACAGGAAACGGCCTGTTTTCCGTGAGCGTAAATGTGGCCCTGCCCTTGGACGGAGATGGCCAGACGCACGAAGCCACGCAAAGAACGGTTACGCCGGATATCACATGCGCCACGCACTCAAAATCCCTTCCGCCTGAGACGGAATACGATCTCAAAGACACGGTCTCGAAAAATTGGAAAATCGAAAAGCAGGGAGACGGCTATGCCGTCTTGTTCAACGGTGCAGCTTTGCCGGATTCTTCCGTTGTCCGTTACGATTCCGCGCCACGGTACACCTTTGGCGATGGACGAAATTTTGGCGTTACATGGGATGTCATCCAAAATGAGCTTGTGGATGTATACGGCGGTTATCTGATCGTCCGGCACGAAAACGGGGCCCGGTATCTGGACTACGTCCAGGAAGTGCAGGAGAAAAATGGGCAGCCCATCGCATTCGGCACAAACCTGCTCGACCTGAGCAGCTACGTCAAAGCAGAGGATATCGTCACCCGCGTCATTGCCGTCGGAAAAAAGAAATCCGGTTGGTTTTTGTGGGAGAAAACCAACACCATCACGGCAACCGCTAACGACGCCACCGCACAAAAGCTGTTTGGCATCATCGCGCGGGTCATTGTGCAGGACGGAACCGAAAACACAACGCAGTCGCTTCTGGATGCCGCAAACGCGGAGCTGTCCAAAAACTTGCGTTACCTTGACGGAATCACGGTAAAGGCTGTGGACCTCAAGGATGCCGGCGTGGATATCGCCCGCCTTGGCTTTGGCAAGATGACACACATCTACTCCAACCCGCACGGGGTGAACACCTGGCTTTTGTGCTCTAAGATTGTGGAGCCTTTGGACGCGCCGGACAAAAAAGAATTCACGCTGGGCATTGATTTCTCCAGCGTCAGCGACTTGCAGGCCCTGAGCGCACGAAAAGCCAGTGACGCCTATGACCTGAGCCGCTCGCTGAAGGGCTATGCATCCGCAAAGGGGTGATAAATTGGATAAGACATTTGACGAAGCAATTTCCGAAGTCCGCAATGCAGAACGCGGTGTGGAAGTACGGGAAGCCCTTGCACAGGGCTTTGAGTATGTGAAGCGGTATGGCGAAGCTGTTATCGCGCGGCAGGAAGAAGCTGTTCAGAGTGCGGAAACAGCCACAAACGCGGCGGCAACTGCCACAGCACAGGCCGCAGCAGCAGCCCAGACAGTCAAGGACGCCACTGCAAAAGCCATAAGCGCAGCGCAAGAGCAGGCAGATATTTCGGCATCAAAAGCCGAGGAATCTGCTTCCAGCGCCGAAGAAGCAGCGGCCAGTCAAACTGCTGCCGCGTCTAGTGCATCTGCCGCAAAGGCCAGCGAGGAAGCAGCTGCAAAGAGTGCCGCCGACGCAAAGGCTATCGTGTCCACTGACACGACCCTGACCGTATCGGGCGCACCGGCTGATGCAAAAGCGACCGGCGACGCCCTGGATCAGAGGTACACCAAGGCCCAGGCCGACGCCAAGTTCGGCACGCCGTATACCCTGCCGCCCGCTACGGCAGACCAGCTGGGCGGCGTGAAGGTAGGCGACTATCTGGACATTGCCCCGGACGGCACCCTGAGCGGCAAGACGCTGTATGACACCATCGCGGCCAGTGTGGCGGTAAAGTCGGAGGCGCGGCTGGTGTGGAGCGGAAAAACAACGATTGGGAGGAGAAAAACTGAGACAATTAACGTTCAGGACGGTGTAGATTACGTTAACCTCCGCATAAACGAAACTGATTTTAATCTTACCCCTGGTATGACATATGAAACTGGCAGTTTTGGCGCGGGAAGTCTCACGGTCACAGTATTATTTTCGGCCGACAAAAAACGTCTTGAATATACCCTTACCAATACGCTGAATACTGTATCGGTTGTATTCACCGGCTACCACTACCCCACCTTGGCAGAGCTGCTGACCGAGACGCAGTCCGCGCAGGCGGACACGGACGCTATGGCGGTAGATCAGGAGTACCGCCTGACCCTGCTGGAGCTGGGACTGACCGACGACACCACCACTGATACAAGAACCACATAAGGAGGTAAAAACTATGTTGTATCGTATCTGTAAACGCCTGATCGAGCGCGGACAGACCGCTGGTCTTGCGGACAAGCTGGACGTTTTCTACGCCATTGGCCGCATCACCGATGCCGAGTATAAGGAGCTGATCGAGCTGCTGGAGGACAAGACCGGCAATAAGAACAAGGAGGCTTAAATGAGTAAAACAATCATGGACGTTTCCCGCTGGCAGGGCAACATCGACTGGGACAAGGTCAAGGCCAGCGGAAAAATTGACGGCGTGATGCTGCGGGCAATGGGCAACAGCAAGACAGGCGCACCCAGCAAGCCGTATCTTGACCCGACCTTTGAGCGCAACTATGCAGAGTGCACTCGGCTGGGCATCCCGGTAGGCGTGTATGGCTATTTCAAGGCCGTCAGCCGGGCAGAAGCTGACAAGGAGCTGGCCCTGCTGAAAAGCGCCCTGATCGGCAAGACGCTGCGCCTGCCGGTGGCTGTGGACATCGAGGACGCGCTGCCCGCGAAGCTTAGCAAAGAGGTGCTGACCGACCTGACTGCTTACGAGCTGAAAACGGTGCAGGACTGGGGATTTTATTCTATCTTGTACACCTACCTGAGCTATGCAGACAAGCACCTTTACATGACCGGCGCGGCGCTCAAGCCCTATGATGTGTGGCTGGCGGCCTACCGTAGCCAGAAGCCCGCCACGGTATACCCCTATGGGATGTGGCAGCATACCAGCTCCGGCAGCGTTCCGGGCGCTGCCGGCAATGTTGACCTGTCCATTGCCTACAAGGACTATACCAGCATCATCTGCAAGAAGGGCCTGACCCGTCTCCGGGAGGACGAATGAGCGAGGCTATCACCGTAGCACTGATTACCGGCGGTCTGAGTTTGATCGGCGTTATTTACTCCAATAGCCGCACAGCGCAAAACATGGATGCAAAGCTGGACAAGCAGCAGGCCATCACCGAAACCAAACTGGAAGAACTTACTCGTGAAGTGAGGGAACACAACAACTTTGCGCAACGAGTCCCGATTTTAGAAGAGCAAATGAAGGTCGCCAATCACCGTATCGCAGACCTTGAACAGGAGAAAGGAAACTGAACATGGCAGCAATTCTTAATTTCATCCCCGCCCCCGTCGCAATCGTTCTCATCATCGTCGGCTTTGTGGCTCTGGCAGTCGGCGCTATCCGCATGGGCTATAAGCAGCTGGTCAAAGATCTGGCCTATGACCTCGTGTGCAAGGCCGAGGACAGCATCATGGGCAGCGGCCAGGGCGCAAAGAAAAAGAAGCAGGTCTTTGACGCGCTGCGTGCGGCCTGCCCTGCATGGCTGAAGCCTATCATCACGGATGAAGTGCTTGACGCGGTGATTGAAAAGGCCGTAAGCCTGATGAAGAAGGCACTGGCAGATAATCATCCTGCTATCAACAAGGAGTAATTTATGATCGAGCTAAGCGTATCTCTCGCATCCAATGGCGTCGTCAAAGTGCCGGGCTATGAGCAGCTGGTGCGCTTTGGCTACACCAAAAACCGGGGTGTGTACCGACTTGCTGTCACCGCATCCGGCGAGTGGCAGGACCTGACCATCCGGGCCTTTTGGCACGTCCCGGGCGGCAAAGACCCGGCATCCTCGCTGGTGGTGGACGGCTCTGTGGATGTGCCCGCCAGCGTTACCGCACAGCCCGGCAACGGCTGCATTACCTTTGAGGGCAGCGACGGCACAAAGACCGTGACCAGCGCCGACCTGCGATATCGCGTCAGCGCCAACAGCGGCACAGAGGACGGCACTATGCCGGAACCGGACTCGCCCGCGTGGCAGCAGCTGGTGGATGCCGTGCACAAAGATGCCACCGCCGCAGAGCAGGCCAAGACCGACGCGCAGACTGCAGCGCAGCAGGCAGGAGCAGCCGCACAAAAGGCCGCTGCCAGCGAGAAAGCTGCCGGTGACGCACAGAAAAAGGCCGCTGACAGCTTACAGGAACTGAAAGACGGCATTGCCGCTGGTAACTTCAAAGGCGAGAAAGGCGACAAGGGCGACACTGGCCCCATCGGCCCGCAGGGTGAGCAAGGCCCTCAAGGCCCCACTGGTGCTACCGGAGCCACCGGCCCGCAGGGCGAGACTGGCCCTCGTGGTGAACAGGGGCCGCGTGGCATTCAGGGCGAGCGCGGCCCGCAGGGTGCGCAGGGGCCGCAGGGCGAAAAAGGTGACACTGGGCCACAGGGGCCTAAAGGCGACCCCGGCCCGGCAGGTGCAGACGGCAAAGATGGCATACAAATTGATGATACCGCCGTGGGGCCCGACGCCTGGAGCAGCAAGCACATCGTGGACATGCTCTGCCCGCCACTGGAAGAGACCGGCAACCCGTTGCAGTGCTACCCCGTGGCAAATTATCCGCTGGGCGTGACTGCCAGCTGGGAGCCCACGCAGGAAGGGAGCGCCGAACCTAGCCCGGACAATGTCCGGCCGATTAAGGGCAGGGACAGTGTGACAGTGACAAGATGCGGGGAAACCCTGTGGAGCCTCGATAAAATCACCTTGCAGACGTACAATTCAAATATCACAACAAAAATCGACATGGACGCTGTGAATCTTCTGCCCAGAAACGTGCAGCTATATTTTTCTGGAGAGTGCTCAACCGGAACCTTGAGAGAGGTTCGTTTTTATGATGGCACTGGCGCGGAAATTGGAACGCTTCGTGCAAACGGTGGCAGCAGCACGGTGCTTAAAGCTGGAAACATAGCGACGGTGCGATTGTACGCAGGACTGGACGAAAACAGAGAGAGAACTTGCACCAATCTGCAAATCACGCTTGGCACCACCGCCCCTACCGCCTACGCCCCTTACACCGGCCAAACCTCCACCCTGACCCTGCCCCGCACCATCTACGGCGGCACGGTGGACGCGGTGACTGGAGTTGGAAAAGAGGTGTGGAGATCAATTACACTAGACGGCGTCTCTGAAAAATTCGTAAATGAATATGATGATTATTGGAATTTATTACCAATGAATACACCTGGAATTAGCAATCAAAATATCGACTATATTGTCAGTTCACATTTTTATCATGCGTTTGGTGGAAATATTACTGGTTTTTTATTTACTACCTCGTCTATGATGAAGCGGTATTTTGCAACACCAGATGAGCTTAATGCTTATATCGCCGCTCAATACGCCGCAGGAACCCCGGTGCAAATTGCGTATAAGCTGGTAACACCTGAACCTTTCACCGCCACAGGCGCTCTGCCTATCCCCGCCCTCCCCGGCGTGAACACCATCATGACCGACGCGGACAGCGTGACGGTGACCGGCAGAGCAGACCCCATCAAGCGCATCACTGACCTTGAGGATGCTGTGGCATCAATGACCAACACATAAGGAGGTACATACATATGGCAATCAAAAGCAGATCTCGCCATGATTTGACGCTGCGCAGCATCAAGCGGGAAATTGCAGCAGGACGCGATGTGGCCTACTGGCTGGATAAGACTTACGCCCATCTGGACAGCGGACTGCTGACGGAGGACGACATCGCAGAGGTGGAAACTTTGGCAAAGGCGTACTATGATGCACTGGACGCACAGGACAGTGCGATTGATGCACCGGACGATGTGACGCAGGAGGAATGACCATGAGCAGCACTACATACCATTTTCGGCACAGCCCGAAATTGTACGCCATCAGCAACCATTTTGTTGATGTCAACAAAATGGTGAACCGTCTCGGTGTCGTCACCGCTATGGTGCGCAACGCCGGACAGCTGCCGCAGCCCTTCTGGCTCGGTGCTGCCTGTGGCGGCGGCTCGTGTAGTGCTGCCCCCTGCGCTGCAAGGGCTTGACCGACAGCAGATGACCGCAGCCATCAAAAGCGCACCGCTTGGGAGGGTAGACCGTAAGATAGCCTTACTGCG